CCATATACGATAATTAATACAAAAGCAACGGCTAGAAAGAACCACCGCTGATTCGTCAACATGCCAAAGGCTGCACCGCGATTAATAATATACGTAAGATGGAATACATTGTGAATAACAGGTAGTGATTCACCAAGAGCAAAATGGTTCATCACATAATATTTAGAAGCTTGATCCAATACAAGCCAAATGATTGCAATTAAATAAAACAAGTGATACTCCCTTTTAATAATATATATCTTAATAGTCCTATTATACTAAGTTACATGATTTTAGGCAAAATAAAAAGCCCCTCAATGAGGGGCGTATTTTATTTGTGATTACTCAGCGGAAATAATTCAAAAAAGTTAACTATCCACATAATTACTGCATTTATTTAATTTTAGGTTGAGCAACGGTTAAGCAACCGTTACAAACTTTGCAGGGATTTAAAGGCTTAATCACCGTCTGATACGTTTTCTGTTACACGACTTAGAACGGATTCTTTTCCATACAATCGTTCCATGCCTTGACGAGTTACAAGCCACATTTTTCCAGACTTCTTAAACTCGCCCTCCTTAAATCCATTCTTTACACGACCTCTACAATTCTGTTTTAATGCATCAGCTGTAACATTCCAACGTTCTGCCGCCTCTTGCGTTGTCATGATATCATCTAGTTCAAATTTCAATTTCTTCACCTCCTAGCTAAGCGTTTAATTACTAATATCAAAACAATAATAGTTGCTATATTAATCAACCATTCTAAATATTGCATAATTCACCTCGTTGATTTACAATGATGTTGAGAAGGTGGCGGGGCTTTCACCCGCCTGCTTTTTACTCTTTGCTAACAAGTTTTAGTATTGCTAGTGCCAGTAGCAGTGGCGTTAGCGCATTTGCTAAGCTTGTTAGCTTTTCTATTATGTCCACTTGTATCACCTCCTTACAATACTATTATACCCTATATCGAGTATAAAATCAAGCATTTTCTTTTACTTTTAATAATAAAAAACAGCCTACTAACTTAGATATTATCTAGGTTAGTAGGCTGTTTTGTGTTTTATCAAAACTATACTACCAGGAGTCCCCCTGCTCCTGCTCAGGAGATATATGGATCACCTCTCTATCGATGAATTACCACTCCGATTATCGCTCCCGCTCCCACTACCTGGGATAAGTTGCGTTGCATTCGTAGTCGCTTGATTGTTCTCTTGTCGTTGTCTATTTGCCCTTTCAATTCGGTCAAAGAGTTCTGCATTTCTGACAAGGTAACTTCTTGCTTCATGGCTAGCATTTTGGCTTTCATCAATTCGGTTTCCAATGTCGATATTGTATTGTGCGCTTCGTTCAATTCTTCCTTTTGCTTCATGACTAAGCTTTGAGCTTCGGTCAATGGAATACTGGATGTCTCGATTAAGCTTAACGCTTTCGCGTTGTTGGCTTTCAATTCGTTCCACTGTGTTAAGGGGATCGTTACTGTGCCCTCCACTTGGTTGGTAGAAGATATATCCGATGCAAAGCAAGGCGAGGCACACAATACTACCGATAAGAATATAGCGGTTACGAGTGCAATCAAATAGGCTTTTGATTCTTTCATACATTATACCCCTCCCATATAATCAGTAATACCTCGTGCAATAGCACGGACAATAGTATCTAAATCGTTCGTAAGCATAGCATGGTCTTCTTCATTGTCAATAAAAGCCATCTCAACTAATACCGCTGTTGCATCCGTACCGTTTAGGACCCAAAGGTCATCACGTTTTTTAACGCCCCTGTCCACTGTATTAATACTGCGGATAATTTGTGATTGGATATCATTGGCCAAGCGTTGCCCATTAAAGGACTTATAGAGGGTCTCTGTACCTCGTGCTTGCGAGTTAAATGCATTGCAATGGAGTGATACAAATATATCTGCGCCCCAAGAATCGGATTCAGCGCATACTAGCCCTAAATCATCATCTTGAAGAGTACGAACTTCGCACCCTGCTGTTTCTAAATAGCGCGCCAACATCTTGCCCGCATCACGTGCCACATCACATTCACGGGTACCATACACAGGATTAACTGCCCCACTATCTAAGTTAATGTCGTGTCCTGGATTAATAAATACTTTCATCGTTTATCCTCCTTTTCTAATTGATCGGGAACGCCGTTACCGTCCTTATCTATCCAAAGCGCCAAGAACCCCACAAGGGCTGTTAATACGCTAGGAATAAATATATGGTCAATAATGTTAATCCCTACATCGATTAGCTTGTTAGCTTCAGTTGATACATAACCTTTGGCAAATGCCATACAGTATTCGATTACCACTAATAAAATAGGTACTAGCATTGTTAGTACTAGTACCCTTGTTGCAAGAACACCTGTAGGGTGGAAGTTGGCCACCCTTACAGATTGATATGCTTTTTTAACTGTATTGATGAGATTTGGTGGTATGTTCATGCAATTCCTCCTTAATATCATCAACACGAGCCTCGATGCCGTCGACTCTTGATGTCAATTTAACATGCTCGGTGTACGCCCTGGTGCGCTGTTCGCGCGACATTTTGATTTCATCTTTTAATTCTTTTAACGTGTCAGTAAGTACCCCCATTTTTTCCTGAAACATTAAAGTGTCTTGCATTCGTTGCAAATCCAACTTTTCGAGCAATGGAATAACTAGAACCTTATACCCTATTCCTGCAACTATACTGACAATAGTCAACGTGGTTAGAATATCATTCAGTTCGAATTGCCATGTCCACATTTAATCTCCTTCCGTTTGTGCTTCACTTTCGTTTAAAGACAATAGAGAATTATGTACGCATCCTTCAGTAGGACACGTGCCATCATCATTTAGTACTTCCCAGCAATATTCACAAAATTCCATAACAGGGACTTTACTATCGCCGATATATTTAGGCATATTATTGCACCTCCTTGATTCGTGCTACCATTTCGTTATTCAACTTGATATATTGAGCACTAATTGCATTAGTAGGTTTCCCCATAAGTAGCAATCGGCGTTGAGCCTCTTCGAGCGTCTTAAATCGCGGTTCATATTCAGTTTTTATGGAGTTAATCTTTTCTTCTTTTGTTGAAATGTATTCAACTATTGGCGGCTCTACAAATTCACCATTTACATATGCTTTGCCATTTGTGAATTGGGCCTGCATTTCACTATCCCCTGTTACGATGTTAGCAGATGGGTATGTTTGTTTGGCTAATTGTTCTGTTTCTTCAAGAGTATCCGCATGAACACCTACAACGTAGGAAGTTTGGCGAACACCACGAGCATCTAATACAAATACATACATGTTGTTTATTGTCCTTTCTTGGAGGTTACTATGAAATTAATTGAGAAATTAAAAGGGGCTCATGAACGCCCCTATGTAGCATATAAAGTTGTAGGTTATTATTCTTCTTATAATGATGCTAAGGAGGCATTATGCCATGTGCATACACTAAATGATGTATATCAATCATGGTTAGAGTTACATTCATTAGATGTCTCACCACATACCATGAAAGGATATGAATGTGCTTATCATCATGTATCATCTATATCTCACCGCCCAATTAACGAAATCACATATATGGAGTTGCAAAATATCATATCGGATATGCTAAAGAGCGGACTCTCTTATTCATCATGTAAGAAAGTTCGCTCTTTACTCAATCAACTCTATTCATTCGCAATTATTAATGATTGGTGTTCAAAAGCATACAGTCAATATTTGAATATTGGCCACAATATCCCTAAACGCCCACGCAAGGTATTTACTACCAATCAAATTAACCGCTTATATACTGGAATGCGTGCTAGTGAATTAATTAATTTAAAGTCTACTGACATTAATAGAAAGCAACGATATTTGAAAGTAACTTCTAGCAAGACAAAAGCAGGTATCCGCATCATTCCCATTCATCATCGTATCTGGCCATTTATTGAGTCTCGACTATTTAATAAATGGATCATAGAGGAACGTAATTATGTTTCTCTATCACATGCCTTTAAATTATCCATGAATACTATTAACGCTAAACATACTCCCCATGATTGCCGTCATTCATTCGCTACTAGATTAGATGATGTAGGTGCTAACTATAATGCTAAACGATTATTATTAGGCCATGCTTCATCTAATGTTACTGATGGGGTCTATACCCATAAATCACTTAGGCAATTACGCAAGGCCATTGAAATGCTTAAATGACCAAGGGGGAAAACAAAAGGCTGGAGAGCAAAAGCAATCAGATCCTAACAATTTGGAAACCACCACAAATAAAGTTATATTTCCGATTACTTTTACGAACAATCATGTATTCCATACATTCGGAATTATTGCTAGTGATACATCAATATTTTGGGGAAATTCAGGAGCAAGTGTTTTTGTAAGAAGATTTTCCAATACGGATATGCGGTACGAAGTACATTCTAGCTATCAATCAATGTTAAAAGCCGACTCTATTATTGAATGGTGCGTTGTTGGTATTTAAACGCCTAAAGCAATATACCTCATTTTAATCTGTTCTATTACATTAGAATTCTCACTAATAACCGCTGCAAATCCTGTTGATGTAATCTGGCTATCACTAATTCCAATCCGTGATAAATGCCTTAATTCTACTTTATTAATCGCATATGGATGTACATATAATGGCTTAGATTTAAACGCTATTGGAAAAGTAAACTGCTCTTGCCTTTGTTGACTTCCTATATCGTAATATGCTTGGGTATCACTATCATTTCCCCCTTGGTTAATTACCAATAGCAATCCAACTAATGCCAGTTACACTATTTTGTGCAGTCATATAAGTGAATTTTA